TTTACACTAAAAAACAATGACACTGGTGAAACTATTGCAGATACAACTACATCTAAAGAAATAGAATTTGATTTAACTGATGCTTTTGGAATGGCTAGATCATGGTGGACAGACTCATGGATGTACAAAGGGATTACAACTCCAATGAAAAGAGTATTACAGAATCCAAACTTGCCTGATTCTGTTAAGTTTATGTTTGTAAAATTAGCTGGAGATACTGGTGTTAAATTAAATTTACATAAATATAATGTTGCTATTGATCCAAGTGTTTACCAAAAATCAAAAATAAGAGAAGGTGAATGGGTATCTGTATATGATAAACTTGTAAAATTATTTACAAAAGATACAGAACAAAAAATATATAATCCTGGTGGGTTTGATTATAACATAACTAACAACAAAGCCTTTATTAATTGGTTAGAAGATTTAGAGTTAAAAAGAATTAAAGGTGAAAAGAGTGAAAGTGCAACAGCAAATGAAGCTCAAACTTTATTAACTAAATTTTGGGATACATGGAGAGTAAGGCTTGATGAAGCTGGTTTATTAGGTGGTAAAAACTATTTAAACAATGCAATTAAATATGCAGAAATTAAAATAGATAGAAAACAAAGAATAGCTGATGCTTTAATTAGGCAAAACAAATCTGCTAACAAAGTTAATGCAGAAATAAAAAAATTAAAACAAGAAGTTGAAACATATAAACAAAGACTGATAGCTGGTGAAGAACAGTCTGGTATGTATTTACCAAGATACTGGAGTATGAGTAAAATTTCAGCTAACAGAAATAAACTTGTTGATATTATAGCAAAGTATTATACAGAAAATCCATTAACATCTGGTTTTGTTAATACAAAAAATGGTAAAAATTTAACTGAAAAGGAACTTAGACTTTTAAATTCTGAAGAATCTATACGTTTAAGAGCAGAATCTACTGTTAAAGCAATAGAAAATAAAGGGGATATTTATGACATTGAAGCACAAGATATTGTTGCAAATACCATGTTTGATGGTTTCATTGAGATTTCATCTAAACATATTAAGCAAAGAAACTTAGATATACCTACATACTTGGTTGCTGATTTTATTGAGATGAATCCAGTATCTGTTATGAAAGCTTATACAGGTAAGATTGCACCACATTATGAATGGTCACAACAGTTTGGTAAAGGTGGGTTAGAACAAGCATTAGGAAATATTGAAGAAGCTATTTTAAAAGCTGGTTTAGGACAAAAGACAGTTCAAAGAGTACATAGAGATTTTGTGAGTTTATATGATCGTGTAATGAAAACGGTTGTTAAAGAGCCACACGCATTGAATCAAAAAATAAGAAGAGTATTAATGGATTACTCAACACTTAATTTCTTAGGTTCTGCTGGTTTTTCTACTTTACCAGATTATGCAAAGATAATGATGGAACATGAAATGGGTACTGTGTTTAAAACATTATCTGGTTTGTTTAGAGATAACAGAGTTAGTCTTAATAAGAGTGAAGCTCGTATAGCTGGTGAAGCTTTAGAAATATTAATGGGTGATACACATTTAAGATTTAGTGATGATATGATTAATAATCCTTTTGGTGATGGATTTTATGCAAAAGGTATGGATAAAGTAAAACAAGGTTTCTTTTTTTTAAATGGATTAGCACCTCTTACTAACATAGCTAAAAGGCTTGATAGTATTATGCGTGGTCATACTATTATTGATTATTGTATAAATGTAAAAAAAGGTGTTTCTCAAAAAGGTATGTTTAAAACATCATTAAAATTTCAAAGAGAATGGTTAGCTAGAAATAATATTTCACAAAAAATGATTGATGAAATAGCTGAGAAAGCTGGATGGGAAAAATCAAATCAAGGATTATATTTAGCTAATTCTGAAACTTGGTTAAAAAGAGGAGTATCTCAAGAAACACTTGATGGGTTTAGATCATCAATGAATAGTGGAATAAGTAATACTATTTTAATGGGAACTCCAGCAGACAAACCTATTGCTGTTGATGGTATTTTTTATGTGCCATATAGCATTGGTCGTTTGTTTGGAATGAAACAAGATAACAGAGTACAAGGTTATTCAAGAATAGAAAACGGATTATTGTCTTTACCTTTTCAATTTTTATCTTATTCTTTTGCAGCTGCAAATAAAATTACAGCATCTTACGCACAAGGCACAGTTACAAATCCAATTATTGGTGTACTTGGTGCAATGGGATTAGGATATATGTCTTTAGAAATTAAGTATGCTATGTACCCATACATATTAGATGAAATGAGTTGGCAAGATAAAATGGCTAGAGCTTTTGACGCTTCTGGTTTAATGGCTTTGCATTCTGATTTATTATATAGTGTATTAAATAATGCAACTGCGCTTGGATATGTTACTGATGAAAACTTTGCTATTAGTCCAAAATACGCAGTTCCAACTGAAGGTGCAGAAAAAAGAATAGATGTAGCTGGACAATGGATTGGTCCAGCTGGAGGATTAGTTATGGACATAGGTTTAGGTTTGTACCAATTACATCAAGAAGATTATGTAGAAGGTTCACAAACATTAATAAATACTGTTCCGGGAAGATCAATGTGGTTTACTAAAGGTTTATTTAGCGACATGAGAAGGCACATTAGAAATAATTTTTAATTGATTTTAAAATAAGAAGAGGTATGATTCAGCCATGACTATAGATTTAACAGATAATGCCCCACGAGTTTCGTACTCGGTATCACAAGGAGCTACAACAACTAGCTTTGCTGTACCTTTTGAGTTTTTTGATACAACAGATTTAAAGGTAGTTGTTGATGGAACGACTAAAACGATTACTTCACACTACACAGTAAGTGGTGGAGATGGTTCTACAGGTACAGTAACTATGTCAGTTACTGGTGCAACAGGTGGAAGTACAGTAATTATATATAGAGAAATACCATTAAGCAGAACAACTGACTTTCCAGCTTCTGGTGCTTTTCCTATATCTACGCTTAACACAGAGTTAGATAGAACGGTTGCTTTGTTTGATGATCGTAAGGATCGTATCGATAGATCGATAAGATTACTTGATACAGATGATGCAGCAACTATGACACTACCAGTAAAAGCAAGCAGAGTAGGTACTGTTCTTGGTTTCAATGCTACAACAGGTGCAGTAGAAGCTGGACCAACAATAGCAAATGTAAATTCACTTGCTGATATTACAACAAATATAAACACAGTAGCTGGAATATCTAGCAATGTAACTACTGTAGCTGGAATACAAGCTAATGTTACTACTGTTGCTGGTATATCATCTAATGTTTCAACGGTAGCTGGAATATCTTCTAATGTAACAACGGTTGCTGGTAAGGCAAGTTTAATTACTTCTGACTTTGCAGCTGATATGGCACTCATTGACAGCACATTCGTTACAAAAATGGCATTAGTTACGTCAGATTTTATTACAGACATGAGTTTGGTAACTGCTGATTTTGTTAGTGACGTAAATACATTAGCAACATCTGATATAGTTAGCGATTTAAATACCCTAGCTACTAGTGATATTGTTACTGATTTAAATACACTTGCAACAGCAGATATAGTTAGTGATCTTAATACATTGGCTACAAGTGACATAGTAAGCGACTTAAATCAATTAGCTACAAGCGATTTTGTTTCTGACTTAAATGCTGTTGAAGGAATAAAAGCAAACGTAACAACGGTAGCTGGTGTAAGCAGTAATGTAACAACAGTAGCTGGCATCTCAAGTAATGTAACGACAGTAGCTGGTATAAGTGCAAATGTTACAACAGTAGCTGGTGCTAATTCTAATATAACAACAGTTGCTAGTAACATTACTGGAGTAAATAGTTTTGCTGAAAGATATAGAGTAGGTTCTTCTGATCCTAGTTCTAGTTTAGATGAAGGAGATTTATTTTATAATAGTACTTCTAATGCATTAAAGTATTATAATGGTTCTTCTTGGCAAGGAATTACACCAGTAACAACAGGTATATCATCTGGAAACGTACCCGTTTTTACAAGTGGTGCAGCAGATAATGATTTTCTTAGAATTGATGGTACAAGCATAGAAGGTCGTTCAGCTAGTGAAGTTCTTTCAGATATTGGTGGACAAGCTAGTTTAACCTTTGGCATATCGAATACTAATGCAGTAAAAATTGATAGCTCTTCTGTAGCTGATGATGAATATGCTAGGTTTACAGCTAATGGTTTGGAAAGCAGATCAACGTCAGAAGTATTATCAGATATTGGTGCTATTGGTACATCTGGTGGTACTTTTTCTGGAGATGTAATTATAAATTCAGATTCTACTACACTTCCATCTGTTACTGGCGATGGCAATGAAGCTCCTTTACAAGTTTACTCTACTGAAATTGATTCAGCAAATCTTTGGGATGATATTAATTCTGATGGAAATAATTATTCATCAATGCCATCTGAACTAGCAATTTATAATTTAGGTAATAACACTACAAATAGTTTTGCTGGAATTTTTATGCAACCAGGGGAAACGTCTAATAATAGTTTTATGAATGCAGCTAGAATTGCTGCTATTCGTGAAGGTGCTGGTAGACAAACTGCAATAGGTTTTGCCTGTAGAGAGAATGGTGGTGATATGGTTGAGGTTGCTAGATTTTCTAGCACAGGAAACTTGGGTGTTGGCACTAATAGTCCAACTGCTGGTATAACTCTTGAAGGTGCTGATGGTACTACAAACGCAACAATGATGCTTACAACTACTAGTGTAGGTAGTGCTGGTTTGGCTTGTGATGCTAATGGTTTAAATCTTGGTGCTAGTGCTGGTGGATTTGTTTTTAAAACTGGCGCAACTGCTAATGATCCAACAGATACTGGTACAGAACGCATTAGACTAGGAACGTCTGGTCAAATAGGAATAGCTGGTGCTAACTATGGAACATCTGGACAAGTTCTTACTAGTGGTGGTGCGTCTGGAGCTGTAAGTTGGGCTGATGCTGGTGGTGGTGGTGGATTAGTTCCATTGGTACATACAAATATTACTTCAGCTACAGCAGCAGTAGAATATACAATGACCTCTTATACAGACTATGATAATTTTTTTATAGCTATTTCAAACTTAATATCAGATGGTAATGCTGATAGTTTAAAAGTTCAAATAATGAGAGTTGGAGAAACTACTTATCAAGATATGGATTATTATCGTGCATTAACTTTAACTACTTCTGGTTTTACTCATAATGATGGTGCGGGAAGTTTTATTTTCTTTAACTCTGGTGCAACAAGTACTAACTATCAAACCATGGCTATATTTGGATATATGTTTGATTTACATTCTACAACAAATGTTAAAACTTTTAATCATCGTGGTTCCGGTTATTCTGGTTATTCTGCTAATATTCAAAATAGCTTTCTTTCTCATCAAGTTTTTGCAAATGGTGGATCAACACAAGCAGCAACACAAAAAATAAAATATAGATTTACAAGTAATGATATTAAACAAGGCAAATTTACTTTATACGGAATGGCAAAACCATAGGTGTATCATGGCATTAAAAATTAATACAGATGGAATAACAAGAGATGCAACAGCAGAAGAAGAAGCTGCAATTTTAGCTGATAGAAAAACTTGGGATGATGCATCTCCAACAAGATTAGCAAAGGATCATAGAGAAAAAAGAAATGAGTTGCTAAGTGAAACAGACTGGACACAAGGTAGAGATGTAGTTTTAAGCAATGATGCTGCATGGAAAACCTATAGACAAGCTTTAAGAGATTTGCCAACACATTCTTCTTTTCCAAATTTAAAAGATAGCGACTATCCAACAAAACCATCGTAGAGGAGGTGATACTATGCCAATGGGTAAAGGAACTTATGGTTCAAAAAAAGGTAGACCACCTTTGTCTGCTAAACAAAAAAAACTACCAGCAAGCCTAAAGAAAAAAATTATGGCTTCAAAGAAAAAGTAATATGTTT